CTGTAGAATTCCAAGTTCAGTCATTCAATATTCTTGCACCTTCAGTAGGTGGCGGAAACGCGACTCGTAACGGCTAATAAATAGTCGTAGGAATACTTAGAAAATAAATCATGTCCAAATTATTTGGGTTCTCAATTGAGGACACTGAACCACTTTCTCCGTCAGCAGTCTCCCCCGTTCCTCCCAACAATGAGGACGGGGTTGACCATTACGCGAGTAGTGGTTTTTTTGGATCTTATGTAGATATTGAGGGCGTATTTAGAACTGAGTTTGATCTTATCAAACGTTATCGTGAGATGGCACTGCACCCTGAAGCAGATAGTGCTATTGAAGATATTGTAAATGAGGCCATCGTTTCGGATAGCAATGACAGTCCTGTAGAAATTGAACTGTCAAATCTAAATGCAAGTGATGGTATTAAAAATAAGATTCGTAAAGAGTTTAAATATATTCTTGATCTTTTAGATTTTGATAAAAAAGCACACGAGATTTATCGTAACTGGTATATTGATGGTCGAATTTATTATCATAAAGTAATCGATTTAAAAAATCCACAAGAAGGTATTCAAGAATTGCGTTATATTGACGCAATGAAGATGCGTTATATCAGACAAGAAAAGAAAAAACCTGGAGATAGGAATAATAACGTTTTTCAAAAATTGAGAAGTGATAATCCTATGGATTATGACTTCCCAGAAATCGAAGAGTATTTCATTTATAACCCAAAATCGCAATATCCAACTGGTAATCCAGCAGCAACTGGTGCGAGTAATGGAATCAAGATTGCAAAGGATGCAATCACATATTGCACTTCTGGTCTTGTAGATAGAAACAAAGGAACGACACTCTCATATCTTCACAAAGCAATCAAGTCACTCAATCAACTTCGTATGATTGAGGATTCTCTTGTTATCTACAGATTGTCAAGAGCACCTGAACGTAGAATTTTCTATATTGATGTTGGCAATCTTCCTAAGGTAAAGGCAGAACAATATCTTCGTGATGTTATGATGCGTTATCGCAATAAGTTAGTTTATAATGCAGACACTGGAGAAATCCGTGATGACAAAAAATACATGGCTATGCTTGAAGATTTCTGGCTGCCAAGAAGAGAGGGAGGACGTGGAACTGAAATTTCTACTCTTCCTGGCGGTCAAAACTTGGGAGAAATCACAGACATTGAATATTTTAAAAAGAAACTTTACAGGTCCCTTAATGTACCGCCAAGCAGAATGGACGGAGAAGGTGGATTTAATCTGGGTAGATCTTCTGAAATCCTGAGAGACGAACTCAAGTTCACCAAGTTTGTTGGTCGTTTGAGAAAGAGATTCTCCAATATGTTTAATGACATGCTGAAGACTCAACTTATTCTGAAAAATATTATCACTCCTGAAGATTGGGAAGTCATGAGTGAGCACATTCAATATGATTTCCTTTATGACAATCACTTCTCCGAATTGAAAGAAGCAGAACTTCTCAACGAAAGACTGACTCTTGCTCAAACTGCAGAACCATACATTGGCAAATATTACTCTCAGGATTATGTAAGACGTAAGATTCTTCGTCAGACTGATATTGAGATTCTTGAGCAAGATAAGTTGATTGAGGATGAAATCAAAAAAGGTATTATTCCCGATCCAAATGCACCAGTTGATCCAGAAACTGGTATGCCTTTAGACTCAGCTGCAGGAATGGATTTGGGTGCTCCAGTCATGGAACCAGAAATAGATGGGTCTGCAGCTGAGGCACCAGAACTCCCCAAAGGCGGAGAGATATAAATACCTTTTAGTTGTACATAATACACTTAAATGGATGACCTTTTAGATATGATCACAACTGATGAGTCACCCTCTCAGATCAGTGACAAGATTAAAGAACTCCTCTTTGCAAAATCTGCAGAGAAGATTGATGCTTTCCGTCCTTATGTAGCGTCACAAACTTTTGGCGATCCAAATGCAGAGGATGAGGATCTTGAGTACACCGATGATGGTGTGTGATAATTATAAATAAATAAAAATTCTGTGTAACAATGTCAAGGATAATCATTTCTGCTGGTGAACAACAATTAGCTACGGGCATTGGTAACTCAACGACCGTTGATTCTGCAAGATTTGTTAGAATTTACAACAATTCTGGCGCTGCAGCAGTTTTATTTGTACAGGATGCTAATTATTCTGGTATTGGATCTATCACTATTAAAGATGGTTCTGTTGAAACAATTGAGAAGCATCCAGAAGATTCAATTTATTATATCGGCAGCGCAACCATTAAAGTTGCAAGAGTAGGAGTCACCGCTTAAAACCAATGAAACTTATCAGAGAAGAAATCGAAACAGTTGATTTTATCGTTGAAGAACGCAACGGTAAACAGTCACTGTACATTGAGGGAGTTTTCCTCCAGGGTAACATTAAGAACCGTAATGGTCGTATGTATCCCATGGAGACTCTCCGCCGTGAAGTTTCTCGCTATAACGAAAATCACGTTGTAGCAGGAAGAGCACTTGGAGAATTAGGTCACCCCGATGGACCCACTGTTAACCTTGATCGTGTTTCTCATAAGATTGTTTCTTTGAGAGAAAGCGGTTCAAACTTTATCGGAAAAGCAAAGATTCTTGACACCCCAATGGGTAGAATTGCTAAGAATCTGATTGATGAAGGTGTTAAGTTGGGTGTTTCTTCTCGTGGTATTGGTTCACTCAAAATGACAAGAGAGGGAATCAATGTTGTTGGTGACGACTTCATGTTAGCAACTGCTGCTGATATCGTTGCTGATCCTTCCGCTCCTGATGCTTTCGTTGAAGGTATCATGGAAGGAAAAGAGTGGGTATGGGATGGTGGCATTCTTCGTGAGAAGTATGCACAAAAAACATACAAGAGAATCAACACTTTAGTTGATCAAAAAAGACTTGATGAACAGAAACTGAATCTGTTCAATGATTTTCTGAATAGTATTTGATTACTATACATAAAATATTTTAATTTATAAATAAATATAGATTTTAATCCAGGATAATCGGAGCGTTCAAATGTCTCGTGGTAAACAATTACAAGAAATGGAAGTAGGCACAAAGCAATCCAAGACTGCTGTCAATGCCGGAGCGAAACCAGCTGAAGCAATGGATACTTCAGTCGCGGGTTCCTACGAAGATCTCGGTGGTCCTACCCCCGATAACTATAGACCAGACGATGATTCAGCAAAGCTGAACACTCCTGGTGCTACCCTCAAGGGTGTTAAGGATGTTGTCAACAAAGGAGCAAAAGCAGCAGAACCCATGAAAGGCATTAAGGAAGACGAAATCCTCGATGATGAAGAAATGATTGAGGAAGATCAAGAGATCGTTGACGAAGTAGTAGAAGAAGAAGTTCAAGAAGACGAAGTTGATATCGAAGAAGATGTCAATGCACTTCTTGGCGGCGAAGAACTCTCTGAGCAATTCAGAGAGAAGGCCAAAATTATTTTTGAGGCCGCGCTTAAGTCCAAGGTTGCTGAAGTAAAAGAATCTCTTGAGGCGCAGTACGCTGCTAAACTCGAAGAGCAAGTTGCTGAAGCAAAAGAAGAACTCGCAGAGCGAGTTGATTCTTATCTTGAGTATGTTTCAGACGAGTGGTTCACTGAGAACGCACTGGTCATTGAACATGCACTCAAGACCGAGATGACCGAATCATTCCTGCATGGAATGAGAAGTCTTTTTGAAGAGCATTATGTTTCAATCCCTGACGAAAAATATGATGTTGTTGAGAGCATGGTAAACAAACTTGATGAAATGGAGACAAAACTCAACGAGCAAATTGAGAAGAACATCTCCCTTAACAAGCGTCTCGCAGAGTCGGTTGCTGATGGGGTTTTAGATCAAGTCTCTGAAGGTCTTGCACAGACTCAGAAAGAGAAGCTCGCTTCACTTGCCGAAAGTGTAGAGTTTGAAAGTGAAGAAACATATCGTGAGAAGCTGGAAACTCTGAAGGAATCGTATTTCGCTTCCAAGAAAGAGTCTGCGGCTGCTAAAACCGAAACCCTTTCCGAGGGTGTAGACAACGCAGCGCCTGAGTCATACACAGGTTCTATGGCTGCATACTTGAGAACGCTGGGTTCGACCTTAGCAAACTGAATTTATTAAATCAAACGTAAACTTTACAGGTA